TGCCTGCATCGCCTTAGCCGCAAAGTAGTCGCGCAGGGTCATGCCACCATATTGCCAAGTGCTGTCAGAGTCTTGATGGCCGTAGGGTTCATATTCTGACCATGGTCTTGTACTGACCGGAAATGCGGGACCTCCATCGTTAATCATTGCTCACCCCTTGCTCTGATAGCGGCGGGAAAATTCAGCAGCACCGTCGCAGTCCAGCTTTGCAACCGATGATCGGCATCCATTGAGCTGAGGTCTACGTTCAAGAGCAAATTCGCACACGCCTCACGCTCATGTGCTGCAACAAGTGCGGCGAAGCGTTCAAACGATTCAAGGTTTGCGCCCATGTATGAGACTGGGTTAAAACCAGCCTCTCGCGCCATCTTGATAATGTCGTCTCTATCCACCGTTCTTCTCCTTCAGCTTAGATTCAATCTCACGAGCAAGTCCATATCGTGCAACACGTTCTTGTGATGTGTCGTCGGCATCGACAAGTGCTTGGCGTAAAACGGCGATGGCTTCGACGTAGTAATTTTTATCGCCTGTTTCCATCAGCATATCTGCGCTTGCATCCTCTAGCACTTCTATCGCTTCTTCAATGGCTCCTCTGCTCATGCTAAGAACTCCTTGATGGCCTCGTACACATCCGTGCGTCCGTGCTGGTCGTTTAAGCGTATGTACCACCCGGCGTAGCGCATCTCTTTCTCAACCCATCGCAGAAGCGCATGGGCTTTATCTGAATCCCTTATGATCGCATCTGGCTCATCGCATACGGCTTCGTAAGCCTTTTCCCATACATGCAATCGGCGCAGTTCGTCGGCGGCTTCTCCGCATAGACCCGTGTGGCTGAATTGCACGTCAAGTTCTTCTAGCGCATCAGCCAGCACTAAGGCTTTGGGTTGTGGGTTCATGTGTTCTTCTCCCGCAGCTTGGCTTCGATTGGCGGCGCTGGAAGTGGCATCCAGTGCGACGGCTCGCCTTCGTGAATTTTCACCTCTGTGAAGTCGTCCCAGTTGTCAATACACTCGTACCAGCCACCTTCTAAGCCCACGTCATCGGCATCTATTTCTGTAGCCTGCTCGTCTGTTAGCCACCTTGCTATCACCGTTCTACCTACGTGAAGACGGTTCTTGTAAAACAAGATCACTTTGCGTCCCGTCTTTGGCACTGACTCAATCGGATGCCACGCTACCCACTCACGCTCTGTCTCCAGTGCTTGGCGCAGTTCATCAATCTCCTCCTGCATCCTTTCCTGAATCATGCGTTCGCTAATTATTCTTTCCTGATGATCGGGGTGTTCCTCGCACCGTTCATGCCAAGTCTTAATACGCTTCATAGCTTCTCTGTTCATGGTAGCCACCTATACGGCTCAAGATAAATAGCCGCGCATATAGCAGCCATTGCAAACCACCCGCCCGCCGCCATTGCCATCGAAATGCCCAGACCGAGCAGGGCGAACACTCGGAACCACATGTCGAACTCAGCTAACTTCATCTTTTCGCTCCCTGGGTTTCACCGTCGGTGATCGCTCGACGGTATGGAATACTGCGTCGCAGACCTTGCACACGCGGCGTCGCTCGGTGAAATAGCGCCGAGCATTTGCGTCCCAATAGTGCCGAGAATCCGCAACACGGGTGGAACCGGCGTGGCCTGTCCGGTCGTCATGGCAAAAAGGGCAAAGCATCCGTTCACCCCTCCCACCACGTGCGCATCGATTCGTCGATCAGCTTCATTGAATCCCTGAGCATCCGGTCTCTCGCGCGGACCGAGATCCCCAGGTCCCCCATTCCTCGGCGCTTCCGATCGAGCCAATCCTGGTGTCGCTCGACGTCGTGTTTAAGCACATACCAAGGGCGATTGCGAAAGAATGCAAGCTCCACGATATCGCCGTGATTCTTGAGCAACCGGATCACCCGCTCGGCTTCACGCTTGGTGATTCCGATCTCGTTCTGCATATCGCCCGAGGGGCAGGGTCCAAATCGTCGGAAATATTCAATGGCCTGCTGCAGCTGATTGGCTAGATTAGACTGCCTACCCATTCGTAAAGCTCCTTGGCCCAAAGAAGTGAGAGAAGTGCAGCCATCCCGATCGTGTAGGCAAGCAGGTCTTTCGCTCCCGCCCAGGCACTTCCACGTCGGTGCAGCAGTGCGGTTTGCAGCCGGTCCATATCGCTGCTTTGATCGTAAACCGGACGGGGCACGTACGTGTACCCGATCCGGACCCCTTTACGCGTAGTCACGTATCGGGGCTTCATCACACCAGGACCATCGATCGGATATTCATCTGCTCCACCGCTTTCTGGTGCTCGGCAATCCACTTCGGCCCAAGGGCATCCTTCACCGCTTGCGAGTCTAACCGACTCTGGGATGAGAACGTAATTTCGACCTGGAACTGCTGGCCCCGGTAGACGGCTGCACCCGCCTCGCGAAAGGTCTCCTTCAGCGCTTTCTCCCGCGCCACAAGCTCGGCAAGCTGCTGGCGGACTTGTGCTAACTCGTCGACCATCTGCTCGGTGATTACTGGTGCTTTCTTTGCCATTTTTGTCCTCTATCGGTTTGTTTACTGGAGACTCTATTATAACACGGGTGCTACAATCTGTCAATACCCCTTCACTTTTGTAGTCGGTCTGCAACGAGTGTGGCATATCCGGCGATATCCGCCCATGAGTCAACGTTCCGAGAGTTTCCATTAACGATCCTCGAGATTTTGTGTAAAATCATAAAAAGCGCCTCCTTCTGGAACGTGTCCATCGTGACGTAGCTGCGCCCCGCCTTCGCTACTTCCTGCAAGGCTTGGGAGATCTTCGCTTGTTCCGTGAAATCCCCGTATTCCGACCCGCGCTGTTCAAGTATTGCCTTCAAATCAGTCGATGATTGCTGCACGTGCTAACCCCCCTTGTTTGTAACGACCTTTGTACCCTTCCTCCAGGTTCATCCCGCGACGCTTGGACTGATTCAGAATCTCCTCCGCCGCCTCTTCACCGGTACGACCCGCGAGGATCTTCTCGATCAACTGTTCCACCGTCGCTGCACGACCCAAAGTATTGGGGCCAATGCCCCTTTGCATCCCGAAAGCATTGAGATCGGTGAGCGCCGGAATTGCGAGGTGACGAAGCAGTCCTGGATCCCCAGGCTCGAGCATCACGGGTTCGCGTACCGGTCCGGCGATTCGAGCGAGTTGTGATTCCTTGAAGCCCAGCGTGCCGGTGATTTGGTCCGGGGTCATTTGCGTCATGTGCTGAGGCCGAAGCGCTACTGCCTGCTCGAAAAGTGGGTCACCCCGTCCCTGTTGCAGGACCTCCATCATCGGACGAGCCATCCAATCTGCATTCTCCGCACGACCGAAAAGCTGCGGCGATCGGTTATACCTACTTATTACTGGCGCGATATTCTCGTAATCACCGTGTCGCAAACCGTAGGACATCACGTTACCGAGTCTGCGTAGTTCATTAATATCGGTTAGTGCGGTGGGACCCGAAAAAGCACCTGCGGCACGAAGCTGGTCGTAAAGCGCCGCATACTGCATGGCACCCATCCCCTCACCTGCATCAAGCGCACCAATATCGTACACACCGACTTCGTCGGGTACAGGTCTTAGGGCTTGTGCATCCTCGGCACGATTGTACATCCGATGGTAAAGCTCCTCGGGGGTCGAGCTGCTAAAAATCACATCTTGATCTGGAGACAAGCTGAATTGCGACAATGTGTCTAAAGGTCTCGAAGGGTTTATAACCCTCTGTTTTACTCCGACCTCAAGCGGAAGCTTCCCCCGCCTCATCCGCGACGAATCACTGGACGATAGTGTTGGTCGCGATCCTAATTCTGGGGTTTGCCGTAATTCCCTAACCTCACCCGTGATCGGGTCTTTGCCGAACATCTGCGCCTTATTGTACTGCTCGATGACCTCGGCTGGAGTCATCCCTCTTTGCGCTTTGGCGAACGACTCCGGAATGCGCTTCGCCCCCGGGAGGTTCGCGATCGCGCGGGTTCCCGCTCCGACTTGGCCCATCAGGTCCAAAAATGTGAGTGCTTTACCGGGTCCCGCCATAATACACCTCGTCGCTGGCTCTAAGTGTCTGAATATGCACGTCTACCGTGCGCTGAACATCCTTGCAGTATCCACCGGCGAGATTCCACACGAGAGGGATCTTGGACTTCTTGGCTGCGCGAAAGATTCCGAGGTCCCGATTCCGCATACCCTCGAGCGACAGGTATCCTGCACCGTAGGGGTCCTCGATCCACGCGTCAGCACCGGCTTGGTACATTATTATACTAGGCTTCGACGACGAAATCAAGCCGGAGGCCCACACCTCCCACTCATGAGCGTTTGGTTTATAACGCGAGACGAACGATTCCATATCCATGTTCGTCACATGCCGTACCCGGTCGTGCACGGCTAAAGCACCGATTATATCGTCCGTTCCGTCCCCGTAATGACCGTCGCCGTCGAAAATTAGCGCGGGTTTTATGGCCCCGGAGCTTAGCGCCGCGATCATCAACCCGTTGAACGTGCAGTACCCACCTCCGGAGTCGAACCCCGCGTGATGGAACCCCTGGGTCGCTGAGCATGCGACCTCCGCCTTTTTTTCGGCCACGTGTCGGGTCGCGGCCAGGAAATTCGCGTTGGTGTAGCGCAACGTCTCATTGAGCGCCGGATCGGTGTTCCCGAATCCGTTAGGGGTCTTGCCCGAGAATACATTCGCTACGTATTTCAGCGAATGTGCGGTGACGAGTTCGACGTCCTTCAACGGTTCGAAATCGGTGAGCAGCGGTCGCGCGGCCTGTCGCACGAACATCGGGATCTTGCGGTAGGACGGGAAGTCGAAGTCACAGGACTGGCGGAGATTGTAAAAGATCGGGGTCATTAAGTTCCTCTATGTGTGTTAAGATCTCAATTATACCACGGGCGGGGTATCTGTGTCAACGTCTGTCTCCAAGTAATACTCCTTGAGCTTCGGATCTGTGATCGACGGGTACTCGCGCGTGGTGAATCGAAAATGGCAAACCGTACACTCCCTCCGACGACGCGTCCCACCGTCCGCGTTCTGGTACACGGTGGTCACTTGAGTGTTACCGCCACACTTTACACATTTCATATTCCGATCTCCTCGCACACGCGGCGCACCGCGAAGTCAATATCCAATTCCTCGAAAGTCCCGTGCCACTTCTGCACACAGCGGTCGAGCGACGCCTCAAGACCCGATTGAACATCGAGTGCGTTCTGCCCGATCCCATGGTCATGCAGAAACCAAATCGCCTCGATCAAGTCCGCGATCTCCACGTACATTTCGATCGGTGTTCCAGCTACCCGACGCTTATCGGCGATATACCCTGGGTCTACGACCTCTTCGGACTGGTCGATAATGTCCTGCCCTCCCACCTGCCTCAACACCCGCTTGTAGGGCGTCGGGGTGTCCCCAGTACGGACCTCGACCATGTCGTGCGAGAGCGACCAGTGCATAAGCCTCAACGCGTATTGAGGGTCGAGTAGCTGCTTGTCCCTGCAGTGTCGAGCAAGTTGGCCGACGATGAGGGTGACGTTAAAATGATGCTCCGCTAGATTCTGGGTGCGCGAGACGTTGACGATCTGCCACCGCTTGACGTGCGAAGCGCGGAGCTGTTCGGCTAAAGAAAGACCCATCCTTCGTTACCTTATCGCTTTAAGACGCTCGAGCCTGTCTATGATCTGCCCACTCTCCAGGGGTTCGAAATTCTCGAACTCGAAGTGGTCCACGGCACGGCTCAGCGCCTGATTCCATATTTCTCGCACGAACTCCCTAGTGTGCGAGTCCTGTTCGCCTAGTAACTCACCGAATCGGCGAGAATACCAGATATCGAATACCTCATTACGGTTTTTCATCTCGGGTATGCCTCATAATACGGGTTTGAGAGTCCACGGTCCAAGTGCGTCCAACGTTAATCGCCATCTTCTCGGTTACTGCCTTGTGAATATCAATACCGTTCATCGCCGCCAAATCAAGGAGAAGGATCATAATATCGGCGAATTCCGCCGCTGCCTTCGGATCCCGGGCGTACTCACCCACCTCTTCATAGAGCTTCAGAAGGATATCGGGTGTTCGGCGATTCGGGAACACCTCGTCGGCCCAAGTGGTTACCACCTGCTGCAGCCGACGAATGTCCGCACCACCGCGTCGAGCGAAAGCGTTAACCGAGCGCACGGTGAGGTCCGCGTTCTTCTCGCAGTTCCCGAGCACGCCGTTGTACTGGTGTTTCACTTCGAAGTTCGCCACCGCTGCACCGTTAGCATCAATGACCACCATATCGTTCCCCGGGTGTATGCTCCAGGGAAGGGGGTTCTGTTCGTGCGTGTGCAGCAGCGAGTTCATTATGAATTCATTAGACATCTTTTAAGCTCCAGCCTTGTTGCGGAATTTGTAGCGCTGCCATTTGGATACGATCTCTTTACGTCTCGCCGTGTAGTTCTCACCCTCGGACAGCAGCACCACCGAGTGGATATCGGGACCGAGACCCAGCCATTTTACCCTAGCGCCGGTCTCTTCAATAGAGTTCACGATATGGAGCAGGTATTGCTCGTCCTGCACGTAATTCGCGAAGTTCAGGAACACCTCGCTCGCGCCCGACAGATCGATCGCCTCGCGGATCTGGTCGCGGCTGAACGTGAAAATGCGCCTCGGGAGCTTGGTCACCGTGGTGAGTTCGATCGGCTGGCCGATCTCCTCGAATGAGATCTCCTTTTGGTCCAGGTGCGCCGGTCCGCTGTACCCCACCTGCCTACCCTCCGAATCGTACCGGTTCGCCACCCGGATCGGATACGTACGCGCTGTTCCGATCACGCGGCACGAAGCCTCGTTGAAGAGTGTGGCCGGGATCCCACAGTCGGCCAGGATTTGGAAGGTGCTCACATCCCGCGAGGTGGTGTAGGGGTAGAAGCCGTGGTACATGGAAAGGCCCACGCCCTGTGCACCTTCGATCAGAATATGCTCCGAATCTCGAATCGCCCGTTGGTACTGCGCGGTAGTGCATACCATGGACGCAAGCTCCAGAAAGTCCTTCGCGACGGCGGGTTTGTTCGGCTGACGACGGATCCGGGAAATCATCGCCGCGCCCACACCCTTCTTGGTCGAGCCGATCGCCGTCATGCTTTGCGCCTCTTCCTCCAAGTGTTCCTCGGTCACCACCGCTGCATGCGGATGGATAAGGATCTGGATATTTTTCGCGTCGATTATATCCTTGCACTGTTCGATCTCGGCCAGGAGCTGCGCCGGATTAATCACCGAGCCTGGGCCCAGTAACACCCTACGCAGGTAGGGGGCGACGATTCCGTTTGCCAAATGTGTATGCACGAATTTACGCCCCTTGGCGTCAATGAACGTATGCCCCGCGTTGGGTGCCCACGCGGTGATCACCGTGTCGTATCCCTCATAAGTCGCCAGGGTGCCTACGATCAGCCCCTTGCCCGTGCTGCCGAATTGAAGGTCAATGACCAAATCTATTTTCTTCATCCTTTTGCCTCGTACCAGTCTTCACCCAAGCCCCAATCACAGGTAATCGGTACCCGGAGCTTGATCGGGCAATCGATTCCATCAAATGTAGTGTAAATCTGCGCGATCTTGTCCGCGTGATCCAGCGAGTCCTTATCGAGCGAGATCCCGACCTCGTCGTGCACGGACAGCAGCAGCCGTCCCACCCCGTGACCGGTGAGATAACGGTGCAGCTCGATGAGCTTCATTTTCATGCAGTCGGCGGAAGTCGCTTGGTAAATCAGCCCCGACGCCTTGTGCACGAACTGCCCACCTGGGAACCGAATATGCCGCCCCATGATCGAGTGCACGTACCCGCGCTCTTTGGCGATCGAACTCGCCTTGTTCGCCATATTCCGCATCCCGGGGTTCGCCGCATGGTACCGCTCGAAGAGTTCCATCGCCTCGGGTCCCGCCTTCAGGTACAGATTCCCATTTGGCCCGGTCTCCTCGGTGTAGGGCAGTCCGCACTCTTGGGCCAGTCGCCCGGACCCCATATTGAAGGCGAGTCCAAGATTAATGGCTTTCGAGGAGGGTCCCCCCGCGTACTGCGCGTTCCTCGGGATGCCGGTCATGTCGGAGACCAATTGGTGAAAATCCAGGTTCGGATTCTCGCGGTAGGCCTCCAGAATGGACGGTACCTGCCCGTAATGGTTCGCGACCCGAAATTCGAACTGCGACCAATCGAGACCTAGCCATTTCGCGCCGTGATCCGCCTTGAAGATCGGACGCACGAGCGATTTGATCGCCACGTCCCGCGACGGGATTTGCTGCAGTGCAGGATTGGTGATCGAGAGTCGTCCGGTGCCGGTCCCCGCTTCTGAATCGTTCTTGGTCTGGTTATAATTGCAGTGAATGACTCCATCCTGCTGGTGCCCGAGGATATGACCCTGAATAAAGGTGTCCCGGGTCTTGAGCATTTTGCGGAGATCGAGAATCATCTTCGCCGCCGGATGCTTCATGCGACGTAGACAATCGGCATCGATCGACGCCTTGCCGCCGTCGGTCTTCCCGGCCCGGGTGCCATCGATCAGGTACCACTCATTGTCCTCACCCAGGGTCGGCTTAAATAGCTGCGCGATCGATCCGGAGGGGTTCGGGTTGATCTCGAACCCGGCCTCCCTATTCAGATCCCGCTGCATATCGTCGATGCGCTTCGTGAGGTGACGAGAGGCCCTCTCGGCCATATCGACGTCGACCCGCACTCCCTCGGTCTCCATGTCGATAATAACGGGCATCAAATCCCGCTCGAGTCTGTGCACTCGATGAAGATTTTGCTTTTCGATCTCGCTCCGCTGCCACAGGTAGAGCTGCCGGGTGACTACCGCATCCTGGATTGCATACCGCGCCACGACCTCCTGAGGAGCGCGTGAAATGTTCGGCATCTGCGCGTTGCGTGTAGCACGACCCCCAAATAGCTTCGCCAGTTCATCGTAGATCTCCGTGTCCTTCTGCGCCCCGACGTACTTCCGCGCCAAAAAATCGAGTCCATAAGTCGGCTCATGCTCATTAATTAGCGCCGCCCGAATCATCGTACAATCAATCCGATCGGTCGGGATTCCGACTCGGGCTTCGCGCAGGAAGTGCAGGTCGAACTTGAAATTATGTCCGACCCAGACGCCCACGCGATCCTCGGCGATCAGGTCAACCATCCAATCCAGGATCTTCGGAGTCGCCCGTACATCCCAATACCCAGCGGTGCCATCGGGAAGTGCAATAGAGACCCCGAACACATGGTCCTCCCACCACTTGAGCCCGGTGGTCTCGGTATCTACCACCAAGTAGGGGATCTGGCCGTCAATGCGTGGGATATTCATCAAAATGGGATTTCGTCGTCTATATCGTCGAAATCCGTAGCCGCGTTCTTGCGACCCGTGTTCCCGCGATTCGGCGCATCCTTCGGGGAGAGCTTGATCGAGAAGTAACGCTTTCCCTCGATCTTGGACCCGGGCTTGCCGGTATTGACCCAGGCGGATACCCAGAAGTCCCGGCCCTCGACGTTGAGCGATCCGGTGAACTCGGGGTGCGAGTCCGTGGTGCGATTCTCGTTCCGCATCAGCAGCCCGGAATTGGTGTTGTCGTACTGTTTCATGTAGTCCTCTATAGTGGTGAAGGGTCTATTATATCACTCGTGGGATTATCTGTCAATTATCTAGGTTATAGCCATTGTAGCCCTCCACGATATCCAGTACGTCTTTGCTGCGAGTTAGCGCCACATACCACACCCGGATCTCGTCGTCCGGCTTAGCATGAGCACTGTCCGCCACGCGATTCGTCATATCCGTAAGTACGATGACGCGATCCGCCTCATGGCCTTTAGCCGCGTGAATAGTGGAGAGTCGAATAGTAGGCTCCACATCGATGTCGACCTCCTGGTAGTAATCGATGACGCGGTGCGGCATTTCGATCGCAATGTAGAAAGGGGACGCGACGATCGCCATGTAATCGTTTCTTTCGAGCGCTGCCTTTGTCTCTGCTGATCCCACTGCAAAGAGAGCCGATCGATCAGAGTCTGATAGACGTTTTCCGTCGCGAATCTTGTTGTATGATCGAAGGCCAATGGCATACCGATTCTGGAACATTCCCGGACGGCCCGACTCCCGAACGTAGGGGATGCGGCGGTCGATGAGCGCGTTTTCAGCTTCACGCAGGATTGAATGCGTCCGTGCCAAAACCAGCGTATCCTCGCCGTGTTCAACATCAATCGACGCCATTGACCCATGGTTCCGTACTGTGCCTGGGCGTCCACAAGAATCAAAATCCTTATCCACGCGGAAAAGGACTCGACGAATGAGAGACTGGGACTTCTGGTGCACTGCAACAGGAAGTCGATGCGAGAGCGAGAGCACAACGCTATCACCCTTGTGCTTCGCGCAGAATTTTGCCATACCGTGTGGATCAGCGCCCGACCAAGCATATATTGCTTGGTCATCATCCCCCGCGACAAAGACTTGATGTGCGCGTTTTGCGAGCCGCTCAATAACACGCCACTGCAGAGGTGAAAGGTCTTGTGCCTCGTCGACGAATAGGACTTCAATTCCCTGTCGAACAGCTCCGGCACTGGCCCTCTCGAGCATGTCGGTGAAGTCGTAGTAACCGTAGGTCTTCTTCCAGTTCGCGTACGCCGAGACGAACATTTCATATTCTGCACGAGTGCCCGGACGATCCGAAATCTCGTAGACTTCGGAAGGGTGACTGAAGGTGTTTCGCGCATAATTCAGCAGATCCAAATAGGCGTCCCCATCGGTGCGCTCTTCATCGTCCTCGGGGGACTTGCCGACGATCGGAATACCGGTGACTTTCGAGAATTCACGCAGCTTAATATGGTCCACCACCTGGGCTTGCTTCAATCCCAAAGAGCGAAACGCCATCGCGTGAATCGTGGATACGTTATCGGACCTCTTCAGGCCGAGCCTAGATAACGCCTCACTCGCCGCCGCACGGGTGAACGACAGAAACGCTATCCGCTCGGCCTGGACACCGGTCTCGCGCGTGTGCTGCACTAATCGCAGCAACTCCGTGGTCTTACCGGTGCCAGGAGGACCGTAGATGGCCCGAACGTGCAT